GCATCCATTCGGCCATTAACGAATGCACAGACCGAAGCCGTTCGATGCCAAACTGATTGAGCAACCGTGGATCATCGATAGAGGGGGTCGCGAGAAGATCGCGCAGAGCGTCAAGCGAGTCGGAATCGCTGCTCATGCTTCCGGCGCTACCTGCGGTTGCTTCTTCGGCCGTCCAGGACCACGCCGGATCGGCTCGGCCTCGTCCACGAAGGAGCCTAGACGCTCCAGCACTTCGACGCGCGCCTTGAGGTCTTCGATCTCGCGCTGTAGAGCCAAGACTTTCTGGGCTTCGGCAATACTGCTCAAAGTGGGGTTCCTGTGTTTCGGCCGCGGTGAGACTTTCGCATTTGGTGGGATTCCTATGCAGGAACTTCCTCGTATTTGAGCACAGTGTGGGTTTTGATTGCTCTAGACCGCACTGCGCTGCCAAAGACTTTCACTGCCACGTACTGTAACGCATCGTGCGGGTGGCTGAACTCGTTCTTGTCCGCGGTCTCTTGGTAGCGCTCAGCGGTTCCCGAGACGTGCAAGCGGCGGAACTGATAACGACCTTGAAACCCCCGTCGTAGCATCTTGCAGCGGCTGTGAAGCTGTAACTGTGGTTTACCACGGCTCAAGGTGTTCAGGGGTTTACGCACGCTCTCCCAGCGAATCGTGGGGTTCTGCTCGCTCGGTTGAACCTGAATCCCCTTGCCTCGGAGAATGTCAAAACAGGTTTTCTCGTCCTTGTCCGCAGTCATCGCGGAACGTTGACTGCCCGCAGGATCGCCGTAGTCCTCGAACTTGAACTCCGCGTACTTTCGAGCTTGATGCATAAGTACCGAATCGGCAAAGGAATCAATGCCCAGATCATCGGCCACTAGCTCATCAAACACAATCCACCGGCCATCTGGGTGTACTTGCGTAAAGACACAGGCCGGCGTGAGACCAAAGTCCCACCCGCGTTGAACGACAATCCCCGGCAGCGGCTCAAGATCGACGCAGTGCATCGCATCGATGTACTCGGGATAGATGGGCTTGCCGTCTTTGACGTAGCCGTACTGCCCATCGACATAGACTTTCATGAAGTCGGCGTCGGCCCCGATCATCATGTTTTCGTAGTAGTTGGGCGGGAGGTAACGTTTGTTTTCGGCTTGGTCTGAACGGCCAGAGGGTTGTTTGAACACCTCGGCGTTACTGAGCTTCTGTTCCTCGAAAACTCGATACCACCAGCTCTCGTCATCCGGTGGGTTCGTGTCCAAGATGATTCCGGGATCTACACAGCCACCACTGGTGACCTTGGGGTAGCGACCCACGCGGCCCTGTAGGGCTTTCACAATCGCCCAGGGGACTTCGCGTGCCTCGTTGATCCATGCCCCGGTCAGCTCGAGGGACAAGAGCTTCGCCACGTGCTCGGGTCGGTCTAGCGCTCGAAACAGAATCTCGATTTCCAGGTCCGGAGAGAGTTTGTCAATGACGTAGTTGTGATCGGACTTGATGAAGGTGCCAAAGTCGGGATATGGCAGCCATTCAAAGAAGGTCCGCATGGTGGTGTCGGCTAACTCACCATAGGTGTTGCGAATGACGGCAAATCGAGCTTTGCGCTTGCCTTCAAAAAGATTCTGTCGCGCACCCCACTTCACGAGCTCGATCACGCAGCCCGAAGACTTGCCAGAGCCGAAGGGGCCCATCAGCCCTTTGAGAAACTTACGGCTCTGGCTAAACGCCTTGATCGTCGGGACTTCGGAATAGCTGTATCGAATGTCATCAGCCATCGATCACCAGGCGACGCAGCTCCAAGGAGCCGGAGATTTGCTGCTCTACTTTGTCCCCGAACTTCTTCGGCTTGAGCTTAGAGGCGATCCACTTACGCGTATCGACTCGTAGACGGTCGCGCTGAACATCTCCGCTCGAACTATCGGCGATTTCAAGCATATCTTCGCTGAAGAGTTCGGCGGCTTCTTCTTTAGCCCGCGCGTATTGTTGTGAGAATTCTGCACGTTCATGTAGCCACTTGAAGATAGTGGATATTGACGGCATCCCGTCCATGGCGCAGACAGTCCGGAGTGATTTTCCTAGGGCTAACTCCCCGCAGACTTTTAGCGCGAGTTCGTCAGTGTGAATCTCTGGACGACCGGCCGTCATAATCAGTAGCTTACCATCATCTTCGGCCCCGATCCCACTTGGAAGCGCCTTTGTCGTAGCCACGGTAACGGCGGTTGAGGCGGTGCAAGACTTCGGTCACGGCTCGAATGGCAATGTTGGGCAGTACCTCTAACGCCGAAGGTTCTCTACGCTTACTGAGGGTAGGCTCAACGGGAGCGCGAGGTCTAAACGCCGGCTCCGCAGGCACGTAGTTGGCAATGTGCTGGTAGACATCGATCTGCGGCGGATAACGCTTGTTGATCCACGGCTCGATCGGCATGACCTTGTGGATCGTGGCGACCGGGGCTTGAGCAGCGATATTCGGATAGAGATCAACCGCTAACGAGCGCTTCCAGACAATAGGCTCTACAGGTCCATTGAATGGACGAGCAACAATCGCCTGAACAGCCAGGTTCGGAGACGGGTCAATCGAGGGCACCAGTCGTTTGAACGTCGGCGCTTCGAGCAGTGGGAAAGTGCGCTGCGTCTGCAGGTTGACCGCGATATTCGGAGACAGGTCCAGCTGCGGAGACGGGCGCTTAAGGGTCTGTGTCTCAATCAGCGGAAAGGTGCGCTGGGTCTGTAGCCCTACCGCAATGTTCGGTAGAACGTCAGGCGCTGCGGTCTTGGGCTTAGCGGGCAGCACCCATTCGATTGCTCGCAGAGGCGGAGCCACTACCGCAGCCGTCGCCGCGACGTTCGGGGCTATCTCAGGCTGGGTCCAGCGTTTAGCTGGGAGCACCCAGTCAATCGATTGAAGTGCTTTGCCGGGCTCTACCGCAGTTCTAGCGGCGAGATTCGGCGAGACCTCAACCTGCGGACTGGGGCGCTTCGCATAGACCGGCTCAACCGGAGATCGAACGAGCACCGCAGCAGCAACGACAAGGACGGCGACGTTGACCGAATGCTCTACTTGCGTCCAGCGCTTGCTGGGGCCGTTGATGTAGAGAGGGGCGCGGGTCTTGGGCTCGGCGGCGTCCGCGAGCAGCGTCCGCTGTAGAAATGGACCGCCGGGACGTATGCGGTTGCGCATACTCCCTCTTGGCTAGTTTAGCTCTCTAAAGAAAATGTTCGTAGTCGTCGCGGTCCAAACCCCCGCGCCAGAGCGCTGTAACTGGAACGTCAGCGCGTTCGTGCCGACCGTCGTATCGACCGTGATGTCGGCCGGCGTCGCACTCGGAAAGAGATATGGCTGCAGGGTCGAGGCGAGCAGCGCGACCGCGGGCCGCCACTCGCCCATCATGCGTAGCGTACCGGTAGCGCCGATCGTGCGGCACTCGATCATCGCGCGGGCGATCCACGGGATGTTCGTCTGCGACACGGTACCGGCGACTGTAGCGCCCGCTACAAGAGGCGTAGGCGCATCGCCAGAACCATAGCCGAGCTCGAACACATAGTTCCCGGCCGTGCCGTCCGTCGTGGCCTTGCCCCAAGCTTCTAGTTCCACGACTTTGCCGACATACCAGAAGTTGGCTGCCAGGATCGTCCGTGCTGCGGGCCACAGCGCTTTCATGGTCGTCGCGAGCGTGACCGCGCTCTCGTCCAGCAGGATATGCGAGGGCAGTCGGAGATTGACGTAGCCTTCAGCCATTACGAGTACTCCGCGACGATGATCACGCCGTCTGCTCCAGCCCCGCCGTTGCGCGAGGTCGTGCCGTTCGTCGTGGCACCACCTCCACCACCGCCGTAACCGCCACCGGGATTGCCGTCGCTCGAACCACCGCGAATCGAGGGACCACCAGAGCCGTAGTGCGGTCGGTCGCCACCGGCCCCACTGACGCAATCATTGCCAAACGCGCCTGCGAAGCAACCCTCGATGAGCGGCCCATCGCAGCTTTACGTTCCAGCTACTCCCTACATAAATCCGATTCGTTCCAATTTGACGAATCGAATAGACGCCAGAAACACTAGGAGATGAGCACCGCCGCATGAGTCGCCAAAGCCGCCGCCGCTAGTAAGCCAGCTCCGACCATAACATATAACGCCGCCACAGGCTCGTACATGATCGAGGCCGACTGTGCAGCGCTCGTCGTACCTGCGGCGGTTGAAGCCGAAAGCACGCTCTCGCTGATGTTTACAGTGACACCCATGATGTCCCAGGTTTCGGACAAATCCGCCGGTTTCCAGCGGGCGATGCCGCCCAACGCGTTGATCGAGAGCGGTAGTTTTGCGACCGTCGTCAATGCGGAACGTTGCGGGCCTGCGGCAGCAGCGGTATAGGCCAGCGGTACGGTGGTGAGCGCAGAGGCTAAACCGCCCGGCATCGGACCATCCGCAGCCGGTGCGGCGAGCGCAGTCGGCGTAGTGGAGAGCGTGGATTCACGCGCGAACAGGTTGTTGTTGACGTTGGTCGAGCTCGTGCCCAATCCCTGAATGAAAATCTCTGTCACCCTCAGCATGGTGGTAGCGGAGCCCGCACCTAACGCCATGTAGGTGGCATTCGCAAGGGCGGAAGTGTCGGCTGTGGCCGTGGGCGTGAACGAGGGCACCGAGAATAAACGACGTGACATGTGTATCTCCTATGGAACGACGATCCTTGGCGGGTTCAGCGATGCAGGATCGAACGCCTCGCCCTTCTCGGCCGAGTTGATTGCAGCTTCGGCTAACTGCCTGAAGG